AAATAAAAAAATCTGACGAAAAATAAGGTTTTTATATTTTAAATCAAATAAACAATATAAATCAATTAATATGACTGCACAAGAAGCACTTTACAAAATCAGAGTTATGTTAGGAGTAGAGGATACGAACGAGGAAGTATCACTTGAAACTGAAACAAATTCTGAAGAAGTTAAACTTGCTGAAGCTACACTTGTTGATGGAACTAAGGTCAAGACCGAAGGCGAATTTGAAGTTGGAAAACAATTATTTGTTGTAACAGAGGAGGGGGACATTCCTGCTCCTGAGGGGTTACACGAAACTTCAGAGGGTGTTATTATCGGTGTTGATGCTCAAGGTATCATCGTAAGTATAGAAGAACCAGCAGAAGAGGAAGTTATCGTTGAAGAAAAAGAACAATTCGGTGATGACCTCGTAAATCAAATTGTGGGGGCACTCTCTCCAAAACTTGATGATTTACAAAAACAAATAAACTCAATCAAAGGTGAGTTCCATGAATTTAGAGATGGTCCTGCAACTGATAAGATTAGAAACAACATCAACGCTTTAAACAAAGCTGAACAGAGTGTATCTGATGCTAGAATGCAGACAATCTTAGAATTGAGGAGACAATCTTTTGGAAAATAAATTAAATTAAAAATATAAAATTATGGCTACAGGATTTGATGTTACAGCTATAGCAGGTTATATAGACCAGGAAAGTTTTGGTCTAATCTCTAAGTCTATTTTAGAAACCAACTTAGCTCAATTTATGAATGTCCGTGTTGGACTTCAGGGAAACTCAGTTGACATCCCTTTGTTAGATACTGACTTTAATGTTCAGGATGGAGCAAATTGTGGATGGAACGCGTCAGGTGATACAACTATTTCAGTTGTTCCGATGACATTAAAAAATAACAAGGTAAATGTTGTTCAGTGTGTTCAGACTTTGAGAGATACATTCTTCTCTCAGCAGTTGGCAGCAGGTGCATACAACGGTGGTACTTCTATTCCTTTTGAGGAATTGTTGGCTGACCACTTTGTTAAAAAGTTGAATAACTACAACGAAAACTACATCATGAATGGTGATGGTTCATACAGTGGTTTGACTGACATCTTAACAGTTGCTAACGGTACTGTATCAGCGGCTACTGCTACTCAGTGGACTTCTTCTACAGCAGTTGCAGCAGCTCAAGCAATGTACTCAGCATTACCTGATAAATCTTATACTCAAGATGACTTGGTGTTAATCTTGTCTCCACAGAACTTTAGAGCTTTGGTCTTAGGTATAACTCAAGAGAACTACTATCACATCGCTCCAGGTTCAACTGAAATCTATGTTCCTGGTACTCAAGTTCGCGCAGTTGCGAGTGGCGGGTTGGTAGGTTCTAACAAAAAGTACATGGGTCCATCATCAGCTCTTTTCATGGGAACTGACTTGACTTCAGACTTTGAGCAGTTCAGATTGTGGTACTCACAGGATAACGATGAGATGAGAGGTTTGATGAGATGGAGATTAGGTGTTGCTGTCTCTGAACCATCATTATTCTCAGCTGAATTATAATAAACTAAGAATTAAAAATTAATAGAGATGTCATGTATTTTGAACACGGGGGCCACACTTGATTGTAGGTCATCATTAGGTTCGGTGAAATCGGTTTTTATCGGTTCAACGACAGGACAGGACATATCTATCACTGCATCTACAGGTGTTGCAACAGCTCTAACCGCACAGGGAGGAACTATTAATATTACATCTGTAGCTGATTTAACAACAAACGGTATGTTTGAATTCCAACAACCAAGACAAACTGCGTCTCTAACTGAGACTGGTGCGTTTAGTGAGGAAAACGGCACAGCGTTCTATACATCAGTTCTTAGTATGGTTGTAAACACCTTAGAAGGTGAGAAATTAAACACTCTCAACATCTTAGGACAAAACACTAGACTTGTTGTAGTTGTCAAAGACGGTAATGATAGATTTTGGACTATGGGTAACACAAGTGGTGCAATAGTAACTGCTAGTACAAGTGAAACAGGAGTTTCATTTGGGGATAGGTCAGGAATTACGATTGAAATTTCTGGAATTAGTGCCCAGCCCATGTATGAGTTAAGCATTAGCTAAACTCAGAATTATATATATATATGAAATGGGGGGATGTAGTGTCCCCCTTTTTCTTGCCAAATAAAGCATAAAGTATATTTATGTATGTAAAAACAGAGCAAATATGGTATTTAACTTTGCAGATGACAGCAGAAACCTTGTTTTTAGGAAAGGTAGTAGTAGTATTGACTATGAACAAGCTAATTATTGGATGACTTTTAGAAGCAAATATTCAAATAATTATTTAACCAATATCACACCAACAACAACTAATTTTGTTTATGGTATTTTGTATATCTATTTAACTAAGGTTGATGATAACGACCAATATATCAGTTTTAGTTGGGATAAGAATAACTATAATGGTTTAGGAGGAGTATTACCAAGTGAATATAATAAAGAGGATATTGTAGGATATTATGATTTAGAGATAAGAGGAGCTGCAGTTACCACATTTACATATCCAATTAATAATCCAATTATAAAACAATTATGTAAAGTAGTTAATGATTGGAGTGCTACTATAGATACAACAAATAAAGCAACCCGTATAGAAGAAGACGGGGCAGAATTCATATATTATAGAGGATGAAGAATATAAAGATTTTAAATTTATCAGCAATTGATTTACCCGTATTCAAAGAAGTAAGGGGTAAGGAATGGGTTAGTTATGGAGAAGATAACATGTATCCACAAAAACTAATTGAACTATACCAGTCAAGTGCAATTCACAATACTTGTATTAACTCACAATTGGATGCAATGGTTGGTGAAGGTATTGAAATGATTGGTGAAGAGTATGTGAACAGAAATGAAGAAACTATTGATGACATCTATAGAAAGATTAGTTATGACTTTCTATTGTATGGGGGGTTCTCATTAAATGTTATATGGTCAAGAGGGGGTGATAAAATTGCTGAGATATACCACCTACCATTTGATAAAGTAAGGTCAGGTAAGATGAATGAAGACGATGAGGTTACACACTATTATTACTCATCCAATTGGGGTAATACCCGTAAGTATAAACCATTAGAATACCCTACCTATGATAAAACAAATACAAAGGGGGATAACGCATCTCAAATCTATTATTGTTACCAATACTCACCAGGTGTTGAATTATACCCTCTACCCGATTATATCGGTGCAGTCAACGACATTAACCTTGATGGTAGAATATCTGTTTATCATAACAGTAATATTTCTAATGGAATGTCACCAGGTCTTATTATCAATTTTCCAAATGGTGAACCATCACCTGATGAGATGAGAGCATTACACAGAGATTTAAATGAAGCATTTGCATCAGAGAAGAACCCTGGTAAACTCTTTTTAACCTTTTCAGAGGGTCAAGAATTAGCTCCACAGATATCAACCATAGATAGTGCTAATGATGACTATTATGTGGTCTTAGAAACGAGGATTGCAAGTCGTATCTTATCAGCTCACCGTATAGCTTCACCTAGACTTGTTGGACTAACGGTTGAAGGAACAAGTGGTTTAGGTAATAACGCAGAAGAGATGGAGGTAGCATATGTACATTACATTTCAACAGTTATTGAACCAAAACAAAAAACAGTAAATAAAAACCTTGAGAAGATATTGTCAGGTATGGGAATGAATATAAAAATCAAAGTCATTCCATCAACATTAGATTTTGAACAAACAGTAGAAGTATTATGAGTTATGTATTATTTATATCGGAAGCAAGATTAAAGAAATTAACTGCGGTGCATGATAATGTTGAACCACAAGAATTAACACCTTTTGTAGTTCAAGCACAGGACATATATATCCAAGAGATATTGGGTACAAGGTTCTATCAAACATTAAAAGACAAGATAATTGCTGATACCGTTACAGGTTATTATCAGACCCTTTTAAACGAATATATTGCCCCAACCTTAGCAAACTATTCTGTGTACCTTGCATTCCCTTCTTTGAACTATAAAATAAAGAATAAGGCTGTTTTAACACCAACAAGTGAAGAAAGCCAATCAACTGATTTAACCTCATTAAAATATGTTAGAGGGTCAGTTCTTGATACAGCACAATTCTATGCTGAAAGAACAAGAGAATACTTGAGAGATAATCAAGAACAATTCCCTGAGTATACAAATCCTGGTGTAGATGGTATGATGCCAAACAAAAACAATCCATACTTTCATGGTATATACATTCCAAAGAGATATGGTTGTGGTAATGATTTACCTGATAATCCAAATCCCATGAATTAATGTCTCAAACAAAACGATACTACGAAAAACAATCAGAAAAAAATACATTACAACAAAGAATACAAAAACTAGAAAACAAACTCAAACAATTAGAACTATATATTATACAATTACTTAAATAAAGAAGGGGTCCCCGTTGGGACCCCTTTGTATTGGATGTTAATAAAAAAAATAAATATTCATCAAGAAAAAATGGCAATGGGGGGGTGTATATAAACATTTAAAACATAGAACGGAGACATGAGTAAATCCCCCCCATCTTATCCAATACTACGATAAATATAATATAATCAAAAGTTGCAAAAAGAAAAGGGGGAAGACCAACACTTCTTCCCCCAACTTGTTTAAATTAATGGAGCATTATTAATCAACAAGTTCTCTATGTAGCCATGGTGAACCCTCACCATTCCATCTTGATAGGTCAATCATTTTATTTTCCACATCCTCCCAAAATCTATCTACCATTTCAGCATATAGTTCATCTTGTCTAACTATACGACCTCTTTTTGGTTGAGGGGTAATAATGGTAGTGTTACCAATTTTCTGTTGTCTCAACTCTTGAAAGCGGTTGAAGGCTTGTTTTCTTGAATTACTCATTTTGTTAATTGTTTAAATGTTTATATCTATAAATATAAGGATAATTGTAAAAGTTGTCAAGTAAGTAAAAAAAAATATTTATTTATATGAAAAGAACTAAATTAATAATAACTGATAATCTTTTATATAGAGATTGGAAGGTAACAGATGATGACAAAGAGATGGTTGAGATATTCTTTTCAAATATGGGTTATGATACCAGTAAAAGTATACACGAGCAATTCATGGCTAAGTATGCTGATAGAATGTATAGTATATAATATTTTAATCTAGTATAAATAACTAGGATTTCTATGTCTCAATAATTAAGTCCCCCCAGGCCCCCCATGAATGATAATAAGATTTCCGATGCTGTCAGTTCCTCATAAGTCCCCAGAACGAGGTTAGACATTTAACTCATTAATAAATATATCCAACTTTATAAAAAGACTAAATACTAAATAAAAAAAATCTGTTAGTATTTAAGACTTTTTCATTTAACCTTATATTTATAATTAAATAAACTATAAAACATTATTTAATATGGAGTATACGGTAACGAAAGACGGAGAGGTCTATAATGCTAACGGAAGGAAATTAAGACCCTATACACATTCAGATGGGTATAAACAATTCAAGATGTATCAAGATGGTTGTACTGAAGCAAAGTATGTACACAGATTTGTATATGAAACTTATGTTGGTCCAATACCAAAGAATATGCAAATAAACCATTTAAACGAGAATAAATCAGATAATAGGTTGGAGAACCTTGAACTCGTTACATGTGAACAGAATGTACGAAAAAGGTCTTATTGCAAACTTAATATGGAGTTGTGTAATGAAATAAGACAAAAGTATACCAAGAATAAAAATACATCAGTCAGGAGTTTATCAAAAGAATATGGAGTTCATGAAACTACCATTCATAATTGTTTAAGAGGAAAGACATGGAGTTGATAATAGCATTAATACTAAGTTCAATAATAGGGGGTGTATTAATATACAAATATGGTGAATGAATGGATAAACGACAATTACGATACCATAAAAGGTTGGTTACACAATATAATCAAAGATGAAAGCCAATCAGTTCAAGAAGACTTATTACATGATATCCTACTGTCATTTATGGAACACCCAAGAGTAGAAGAAATAATTGAGAATGGAGAAGCAAGATGGTTCTTAGTTAGAATGGCTTTAAATCAATCAAGAAGCTCAACCTCAAGACATTTTAAGATATACAAAAAATACAATTATGAGTTTATAGAGAACATAACAGAAACAGAAGAAGAAGAATATGATATAATAAAAGATATGGAGATAGAGACCCTTTTAAACTGTTTGGATGAGATGTATAAGGGAAACAATAGGGAAAGGTATTATGCGATGATTATACTACTCTATATGACCTTAGAAAATTTCTCAGAGGTATCAAGAAGAACAGGAATACCAAGAACAACAGTATCCATGAATTATAAAGAGGGGTTGGTAATATTAAAAGAAAAATACTTGAATGAGAAAAACAACAATATAGAGAAAGACAATAAAACATTAAAAATATTAAATACACAAATACTAAAAGACTATGGAAGAGAAAAGTTATCATAACCACAAAGGTATCATAATGAGAAAGGTAGGAAGACCTAAAGGGAGCAAGAACAAACCAAAGGAACCAGAAACTGGTGGTCCAACTCCAACACCAGTACAACAAACAGAACAAGAACAATTGGAGGAATGGGTAAAGAATAATAGAGCATGGTTCTTTAACTATGGAAAGAAAGACAGAGAAGATTTAAAAAAGGTATACAGACTATACAATATTCTATTCAATTCAGATAGGAGATTAGGTAATTGTGGGGGGTGTCACCTAAACATAATAAAAGTAATAAAGAGAAAGTACTATGGATAATTTACATTACGATGGGGGAACATATTATAATTCCCAAGACAAAAAAATAATAAGTGAAATATGTAATACTGAAATATTACCAAATAAACAAAAATATGAGACCATGATAACACTCATACAAGAGTTGTCAGAGACATATTCCAAAGCAGGAAACAGTGTATGCTTTATATTAAAAGACGAATATGATTATGAATAAGATTTTATTTAACGGAGATAGTAAGATTGAACTACAAAATGTTCAAGATAATAGTGTTGATTTTATGGCGACAGACCCCCCTTATGGTTATTCTTTTATGGGTAAATC